GATGAATGGTGGGCAGAAAAATTAGGTATGCCTAAACTTACTCCTCGTTGGGTATTGCAATACTGGGGTACAGATGTACTACGCAAAGGCTTTCACGACGACATATGGATTGCTAGTTTAGAAAGCAAACTGCTACAAATGAAGCAGGATGCTGTTATCAGCGATGTGCGTTTTCCTAATGAAATTAAAATGATCAAGCGTTTACGTGGTAAGGTTTATAGAATAAAACGCGGCCCCGAACCTGCATGGTTTGAAGATGCTGTAAGACAAAACGATCACAACGAAGAAGCAAAACACACAAAAAACATGGTGTTGACAGACAAGATGAAAGAACAACATCCTGATGTTCGCATTAGTGAATATGCGTGGGTCGGACAAAAAGTTGACGATGTTATTGAAAATGACGGAACTTTAGATGACTTACAGGCTAAAGTTAGAAGTCAGGTGTTAGGTCTCCCTGACGCCAAATAGTACCTTCTTTTTGTAACAATCTTTGACAATTAGCACAAATAGTTTTTAAATTACTAAGCCTAACATTTGTTAGTTTACCGTCGACATGATAGACATTAAACTGCTCTGTGTGTTTACTGGTAAACCCGCACTTATCACATTGATCCTTCATTCTGTATCCTGATTGATACCAATACGGAATTCCTGGTGTTGTTCCTGTTGTACACCTTTCGCATTTGCTTCTGTAGTATACCTGCTTATCTTTATAATAGTTTATAGCAACAGGGCGTTTACGGCATTGTTTGCATAGTGGTCTGCTCATATAGTGTATTTAGTAACCCCTTTTCGACCCCTTTTCTTAACTATTATTAATGCCTTTTTTATGCATATATCATAAATACATATGAATTGAAATAAAGGAGTTATAACATGGCACTTTCATCACCAGGTATTGAGGTTAAGGTAATAGACGAATCGTTTTATACACCAGCCGCGGGTGCTACCGTCCCGTTAATTGTGGTAGCAACAGCAGAGTCTAAACCAAATGGTTCAGGCACAGGAACAGCATCAGGAACAACTAAAGCCAATGCTGGTAAAGTATTTTTAATATCAAGTCAAAGAGAACTTACTGACACATTTGGTAATCCTACTTTTTACACTGATACTTCAAACAATCCTTTACACGGAAACGAATTAAACGAATATGGATTACAATCGGCATATTCTTACTTAGGCGTTGCTAATAGAGCATACGTGGTAAGAGCAGATGCTAACTTATCAGAACTAACAGGATCTTCAAGCGAGCCTGTTGGAGAACCTAAAGACGGTACATACTGGTTTGACACAGATGATTCAATCTACGGTATTTTTGAGTGGAATGGTGATACACAAAAATTTACTAACAAGGCTCCAAGTGTTATTTCAGCGGCAACTGATCTTGTAGGAGTAAGCGGTGCCACTTACACAGGAATCAAAACAAGCGTTGGATCAATTGGCGACTATGCTATTGTTACATGGAATACACAAAACAAAGTATGGTATAAAAACGAAAACAATATTTGGGTACAAGTAGGTTCATCAGATGAATCAGCATTCGACTCTGTCGCAGGATTCAAAGGTGCAAACCAAGCGGCCGCGGCAACTGATTGGGATTCAACTACATGGATTTCAAGTTGGCCAACAATTTCAGCAACATTAACACCTACTTCAATTGATAACGCAAACATTGTTATTAACGGAACTGATGTTAACGTTGGCGGAACTACCCCAACAAATTTAGTACAATCAATTAACCACTATAACATTCCAGGTGTTGGTGCTAAACTAGACGCTAACAATAGAGTTAAAATTTACGCAGACGGAACTAGTGCTATTACTACTCCAGACTCAACATTAAGTAAAGGTGGTATTTTAATTGAAGAAGGTACTGGTAACATTCTTACACAATTAGGTATTACAGCAGGTTTCTATTCAGATCCAGAATTACAAATTTCAGCACACAGCAAAGTTCCTTTATGGAGAGCAACTGATAGAGTTGAAATTGCTGGAACAGGATATTCTGCACTTAGACCATCAGGTGCTGTTTGGATTAAATCTTCAACTCCAAACTTAGGTGCTAGTTGGAAAGTTAAATTATATTCAACAACAACAGGTTTATGGACAACCGTTAATGCTCCGATTTACAATAGTTCGGCAGAAGCAGTTAACAAACTTGACGCAGGTGGCGGTGTTAACATTACAACTGGTACACTTTTTGTTTTAGCAAATCAAACAGGAAATGATCCAGTAGTTGCAGACTTTAAACTTTACAGAAGAAGTGTTCCAAGTCCTGCATCAGGAACTGGTACGGTATCAAGTCCAACATTTGCGGCAGGTACTAAGACGTTTACTATTAGAGAAACAAGAGCAGGAACAGCGGCATTGACTTCTGCAACTGCATCATTTACAGGAACAAGTGCAGAAGACTTTATTACAGCAGTTAGTTCCGTAGGCTTAACAAACGTTGAAGCAACTCTTACTGCTGAAAACAAAATTAAGATTACACATAAATTAGGTGGCGAAGTTATCCTTACTGATGGTACTGGTACTCCATTAGCAACAGCAGGTGTAACTAGTGCGGCAGATGACATTTATGTGGCTACAGGTAGTGACGACTATGTTATTACTAACTGGAAACCATTAACATATGAAGCAAAAACAACTGCACCTAATTCAACACCAGCAGATGGTACATTATGGTATTCAACTACACTTGATGAAGTTGATATGCTAGTACACAATGGTACTACTTGGGTAGGTTACTTAAACCAAGTAAGTGACGCTGATCCAGCAGGTCCGATTGTTAGTGCTACTGAGCCAACTACACAATCAGATGGTACTGCATTAGTAACAGGTGATATTTGGGTTAACTCAGGAAACTCTGAAACATATGGTCAAAAGATTTACAAATGGGACGGCAACAATCTAGAATGGGTTGCTGTTGATGTATCAGACCAAACTTCAGAAGATGGTATTTTATTTGCAGATGCACGTTTTGGTTCAGCAGGTACAACTGGTGACACAGCAGGAACAATTAAAGACCTACTATCAAGCAACTACTTAGATCCAGACGCTCCAGATCCAGACTTATATCCAAGAGGTATGTTGTTATGGAATACTAGACGTTCAGGTTATAACGTTAAGAAATTTGTTAAAGGTCATGTCGACATTAACGCTAACAACGGTTTAAACATTAGATTTAACGGTGTAAGCGGTGCTGATACTGAAACAGCAGACGGTGAGATCATGGACGGTAGAGCAGTTAATGGTCAGGCTACAACAAAATATAAAACAGACCGTTGGATCGGCTTTAACACACAAGCAGAAGACGGATCAGGATTATTTGGTAGACAAGCACAACGTAAAACGGTTGTTGCGGCACTTAAATCAGAAGTTAAATCAAACCAAGATTTACGTGACGAAGAAACAAGAACATTTACATTGTTAAGTGCTCCAGGTTATCCAGAACTTACAATCGACTTAATTGGTCTAAACATTGACAGAGGCATCACAGGATTTGTTGTTGCTGACTCACCGTTTAGATTAAAATCTTCTTCAACTGATTTGTTAGCGTGGGGTAATAACTCAAACAACGCACTAGCAGACGGCGAAAAAGGATTTACATCATTTGATGAATACATGGCAGTATTTTATCCATCAGGATTTACAACTGACCTAAATGGTAACAACATTGTTGTTCCACCAAGTCACATGATGTTACGTACTATTGCAGTAAGTGATGCTGTATCGTTTCCATGGTTTGCACCAGCAGGTACAAGACGTGGTGGTATTAGCAATGCTTCAAGCGTTGGTTATATCAACGATGAAGGCGAGTTTACTCCGGTATCATTAAATGAAGGTACTAGAGACACCATGCAAAGTGCTAAAATTAACCCAATTACATTCATTACTGGAAGTGGGTTGGTTAACTTCGGACAATTTACTAGAGCAAGAAATGCTTCAGCACTAGACAGAATTAACGTGGCACGTTTAACAGCGTACCTAAGACGTCAATTAAGTCTACTTGCTAAACCGTTCTTGTTTGAACCAAACGATAAGATTACACGTGATGAGATCAAACAAGCGGCAGAAAGTTTAATGCTTGAACTAGTAGGACAAAGAGCATTATATGACTTCTTAGTAGTGTGTGACGAAACAAACAACACACCATCAAGAATTGATCGTAATGAACTTTATTTAGATATTGCTATTGAACCAGTTAAGAGTGTGGAATACATTTACATTCCATTACGCTTGAAGAACACAGGTGAGATTGCAACATTAGGTGCCCAATAATGGTGATAAATAAAATTATACAAGGAGCAAAATAAAATGGCAATTTCAAGTTTATCAAGATTTACGGTACCACTAGCAAGTGATCAATCAGCAGGCACTCAAGGTTTGTTGATGCCGAAACTAAAGTATCGCTTTAGAGTTTCTCTAGAGAACTTTGGTGCAGGTAGTCCTGTGGTGGAACTGACAAAACAAGTAATCGATGTAACTAGACCAAATGTGAACTTTGAGTCTATTGCAATTGATGTTTACAACTCAAAAGTTTACTATGCTGGCAAGCATACATGGCAACCAATTACTTTAACGGTGCGTGATGATGTTAACAACTCTGTTAACAAACTTGCAGGCGAGCAATTACAGAAACAATTTGATTTCTTTGAACAATCAAGTGCGGCTTCAGGTATCGATTATAAATTCAAAACTAGAATTGAAATTTTAGATGGTGGAAATGGTGCTAATGCTCCTAGCGTCCTTGAAACATTTGAATTAGTAGGTTGTTTTGTACAAGATATTAACTACAATCAGTTAACATATAGTGATTCAAATCCAGTTGATATTACAATGTCATTACAATATGACAATGCAATTCAAACTAATGGCGCTGGTCAACCAGATGGTATTGGTCAAGCAATTGGAAGAACTATCAGAACTTTAGCAACAGGCTAGTAGTACTATTAAAATTTAAGGTCGGAGACGTAAAAATCTCCGGCCTTTTTTTACGACTAAATAATAGTATGGCCAATAAATTTACAAAATTCTTAGGTAGTGTAGTAGACGGAATATTTGGTAGTCGCGGGGATATGAGCGATTATCAACACGCCGCAAGGTTGTTTACTGACGACTACATGAAACTGGCTCCAAAAGTCAAGTTTCTTTATCATGTTGTTTTTAATATTAATCAACAAGCAGTAAAGTCACCTGATGCAATTTTTAATAAAGCATTGCCTCAAGTAGAATGTGGTATGCTAGTTAAAGATGTAAAACTTCCAGGAGTGCAGGTTAATACAGAAGTTAAAAATCAATACGGAAAGAAAACAAATTTTCAAACAGCAGTTCAATATCAGCCAGTGACATTTACATTTCATGATGATAATAGAGGATTAACTGCCGCGTTATGGCGACAATATTTTCAAACATATTATCATGATAGTTTGTTTCCCACGGTGTTAGAAAAACATAAACTATATAATCCACCAGAAGCAAGTTACATGAAGTTTGGTTATAGCAGTGATGTAAGTGTTAAATTTTTTAGAGACATCTCGATATATCAATTGTCTCAACATAAATTTCATGAATTTAAATTAATTAATCCTATTGTGTCAAGTTGGGATCCGCCAAACATGACAGCAGGTGATAGTCAACCGGCAGAAAATCAAATGCAGGTTATCTATGAAGGTATTCAATATGGTTATGGATCCATAAGTGTTGATAATCCAGCAGGGTTTGCACAAATACATTATGATAGATCACCATCTCCTATACAAGCAGGTGGCGGAGGATTGTTCGGAGCCAATGGTGTAATTGCTGGTGGCTTAGATATCTTCGGTGACGTAATGAGCGGAGAAGCGTTTTCAAATCCTTTTGCACTTATCGGTACTGCAATTAAAGCAAAAAATGTTGTAGACAAAGCAGACCGTTTGTCAAGTGATAGTGTTAAGCAAGAGATTGCAGGTATCACGAAAAGAGCAATTTTTAATTCAACACAAGAAATTATGAATCAAAAAGGTGCTGATAAAATTGATGCAAATAAAGATGTACAAGCAAAAGAAAAAGGACAAAATCCTAATCAAATTGATACAGGATTGGCAACATCTACAACAACTAATCAGTCGGTTAATGCTTTACAAACATCAGGTGAATAATTATGGGAAACATTTATACTAATACTCCAGAAACAGCAGGCGGACAAAGTGTTAACAATAGTGCTAACGATACATTTAAGTTTTTCGAAGACTTTAATAAAAAAGCGTTAGAGTTTAAGTCAACCGATGTTGATGCTATTACTGGATTGTTTGAGAAAAAAGGTATGGGTCCGATTGCGGCAAGATCAACAGCATTCGCAGTTTTAAAACAATGTAAATTAGAAGGTGTTAATCCGTTTGATGCTATTGCTGAAATTAAAAATAATACTCAATTAGAATTAACCGATACGTTAGGTGAGATTTTAAATCTTAATCGTTTGAAAACAAGTGTGCTAGGAACAAAGGCACAACTTAACAGATCCGAATCAGTTTCAAGGAACATTTTACCATAATGAAGTTTGCTCAGGGAAAATATGAACTTAAAAACCCCGACAAATATATAGGAACAAAAACTCCAAGATATAGAAGTAGTTGGGAATGGCACTTTATGAAAATGTGCGATGAACATCCTGCTATTGCAAAGTGGGCAAGTGAAAGTATCAAGATACCATATCGTGATCCATTAACTGGAAAATACACAATTTATGTGCCTGATTTTTTTCTAGTCTATAGCAATAAAAAAGGAAAAACTAAAGCAGAGATTATTGAAATAAAACCTGATAATCAAACCATGCGTGAAAGTGTTGGAAAAAATCAATTCAATCAAGCACAATACGTAAAGAATAAAGCAAAATGGGAAGCGGCGGCGGCCTATGCAAAACAACATGGTATATTCTTTCGTGTTGTAACTGAAAAAGATTTATTCCACCAAGGCAAGAGGAGATAAGTAATATTATGACAAAGAAATTAGAAGAATTGCTAGAACTACCCGAAGTAGGTGAAATCATGGATCAGGTTGAAGAACCTAAAGAGGATGATAAAAAAGTAGAATCCAAAAAGCCTGATACTT